CACAGGATCAGCATTTGCTTGGTCATGTATTACCTCAACGACTTTGGTTGTATCAATGTCGTGTATTGTTTTAGGTGGCCTGCCGCGTTTAGGTGGCGGCGGCTCATTTGGCTTATATGTTGCCAATGATGCTACCACTATTTTAAAAATCAGGCTCATGTTTTTTCAAGAAAATTAATCCTTGTAAAAACATGCCCTTTGTGCGTCTTGGTTCGCCCTTGTAACGCTTGATAAACACAACTTGGGATGAAACCAGCGGCCTTTAGCTGTTTGGTTCCCACGCATACGATTGATGCGCCTGTCAAAACACTAGTTGCGGTAATCGCGCCCAAAAAATTACCGTTGTTTGACCCGCTACGCGATTTAGATACTTTTGCTTTAACTTTTTCGGAATTTAAAGCCGCTTTAACTTTGTCCCAATATTCTTTAGGACGCTTTTTCATGGACTCGGAAAAACTTTGTCTATGTTTTATGGATTTTGATTTGTTTTTGTGTGCTTCTGACATTTTGCGTCTAGTGTCTTGAGACATTTTGACGCCAGCTTGCCCCTTGCCGCCATCACTTATGTTGGCAAGCCTTGCACCCATTTGACGAAAACATTCAATTAAAAAACGCTCATGATCTAACGCCTCTTGTTCAGTCGGCCATTTGGCGAGAATTTCTACTTTATACCCGTTGTTTTTGGCAACAATGTTTTTCCAATGTGGATTTCTTCGTTCGCTCCAAGCGCGATTTTTAATGCCTTTGCCAATGTAAAACACATCATCATTAGGCTTGTAATGCGCGTAGGTATAGAACATTTTTTATTTTCCAATGTTCATTTTCCGCGTTTGGTTGCCCCCGCCACCGCCGGTATCCTGCGGGCTGCTGCCGGGGATTGGATCAGCCGGTTTGGCGTCTGTTTTTAACCCATCAGCGCCGTCCATTTTAGGCATACCAAGATATTCTCGGGCTTCGTTCACCGACATAATTCCATTGGTTACCCCGGCTTGGGCAAAATTCATTTGGTCTAGCGGCGCGCCTTTTAGGAAATTCTTGGTGTCAAATTCCACATACAAATTGGGGTGGCCGTTAAATAGTTGTTGCTTCAGCTTTTGTTGGACGTTAACAATAACCGGGTACATGGTAGATTTGTAAAACTCGTCCAGCATGGTTTGGGTATTGTTAAATTTGGATTCCCCAACCCCTACCATTGCGGGCGGTACGCCATACACCGCGCAAATCCGCTTCATGGTTTGCAGCTTTAGGTTTGCCAAGTCGGTATCTTGCAGGGTCAGCGGCTTAACATTCTCGTACCGCATCCCTTGGTCTAGCAACATACTTTGACCCGGCTTACTCTTGTCGGTCTTTTGGCTCCCGACCATGCTTGCCCATGCTTCTTTCAACCGTGACGCAATTTCCTTATATTTGCTGTCCGGAATGACTTGTTCGGTGATAAACAAGCCGCTTGGCTTGGCCCCGTTAAGCATGACATAGTTGGCGTACAGGTCGATATCTTGATCTAGTCCGACCAATTCAGCCGCTAGGATGCCTTTGTTAAAACCGGCTGAACCCTGCCAAGCCTGATCCTTTACATGCATTACCTGATGCGCCGCCAGCGGCTCATCTTTGCTGAACCCGTAGCTGGGCGTAGACAGTCTGTAGCTAGGATACCGGGCGGGCGTAATCGTGACAGCAATGAGGGTGCTGTCCAAGATATACATTTCCAGCGGGGTTTGGCTTGCGTTGTCTTGGTCTTTCCTCCACCACAACGTAAATGCTTCGCCCAGCATTTCGTGCCACATCATCCATTGGAACCAGAATTCATATTGGCTTTGAAAATTGTTGGGGTTTTCCAACAAGCCAATTACTGATTTGGCCTTGGCTTTGTCTCGCGGCCCTACCTTGCTGGATGCCAGCGCATCTACATATGTGCCGTCATCCGCTTTCGCCATGATGCGGATAGGCAATTGGGAAATGGCCCGCGCTTTGACCGAAACGCACGACATTACCGTGCTATTGCGCGAAAGCAACGATGTGTCTACCGGCCTGCCCGCATCTGTTGCGCTGCTGGTGGTGACGTAAAGAATCTGCGTGTTTACCGTTGGGCGTTTGTCGTCACCCTGATAAACAATGTTGTTACCCAGCGCCGTTTGCCCGTATAGCGTATTGGATTCATCCGCTTTTGCAGCTTTGCGTTGGAACAAATCAGGGATTCCGGGTATTTTCATGGCGCATCCTTAAAGTGTGCGGAAACCAAATCCACTTATTGCCGGGTGGTCTAGGCTGCAATGCATGGCAATAATTAGCGCAATAATACCATCTACTTTCGCACTTTTGTCAGCTTCATTCTTACGAACTTTGACGTTTCCATTCACATCCTCATAGACTTCGCAATTTCCTAGCTGCCAGCCAACGAACGGGTTGCCGTCATGCTTGATGGCGTGTTGCATAATTAACTTTTCAACGTGTTTGGATGGGTTGCTTAACACAGCCATTCCTTGCCCAACCTTTTTTACCGGCAAACCAGCATCATGTAGCCGCGCCACTAGACTAGCCGCGTTGTATGCGTCATAGCCAATTTCCTTGACGCTGTAGCGGGTAGACTGCTGGATGATGTAATCGCTAATCTCGCGGTCATCCATGACATTGCCCTCGGTGACATGCAATATGCCCGATTGCCGCGCCACCCGAAAAATATCAGCGTAATGTTTTGGGATTAGGGAATACCCTTCCTCCGGCATAAAAAATTTCCATTCGGCCTCAAAATCGGTTTCGTCATACCGCTTTAAAGTGCAAACCGCGTTAAGGTCGCGGATAGCCGCTAGGTCAAAGCCAATAAACACCGATTCCGGCTCGCGTTGGGTCTTTATCAGGGTTTTTTCGTCATCCCAATAGGCACGGTCTACCCACGCTGTATTTGCGCTTACATAGACGTTTAGCGTCTTGCACAAAAATTCGTTAAGTGCTGCGGGTTTGTGCTTAGACTCATCTGCCCGCTGGGCTATGGCTTCCTCAAAAATTGAAATGCCATGCATAGGGTTGGCTTTGGCCCATGTTGACGGGTCGCGCCAATCATCGCCGGGGTCTAGGCTATACAGCAGGCCAAACCAGCGGGGGTTGTCTTCGGCTTCGCCATTTAGCATCGCCTCAAACATTTGCATGTCTTCAAAAAATTTGGTTTCCTTGGTAAAGCTAGCGGTGGTAATGTAGATGCGTAGCGGGTTTTGCCGCGCCACCATGCCCGAGAAAAGAACTTCAATGCTGTTACGGTCAACAATCTGCGCCGCCTCATCAATAATGGCGCAGGACGGGTTTTTGCCGTCCCCGGTCTTTTTGGTGTCTCGGCTTAGTGCCTCAAACCGACTTTGTGCGTCACCCAGCTTTGTGATGCGATTTCGGCTTGGGTTGAACAACGCCGCCACATCGGGGGGCATTGCGTCTACAAATCCCTGCGCCGCCGTAAACACAATCGAGGCTTGATCCCGGTTTGTAGCCAATGCGTAGACCTCAGCCCCGGCTTCGCCAAAAGCTAGCTCATACAGCCCAATGGCTGCAATTAGGGTGGATTTACCGGCTTTCCTTGGGATGTAAACAATCACATCTCGCACCATTCTTTGCTTTGGGTCTTTTTTTGACCGAAAGCCATAAATGGCACAAATCAAAAATATTTGAAAAGGCTGCAAAATCAGCGGCTTGCCAGCGTCCGGGCCTTTAGTGTGCGACAAGGTTTTGGCAAATTCTAGGAAATGCTCAACGTAACGAACGTGAAATTCCCAGCCCCAAGCCTTATCCTCAAGCTGATTTAAAAAACGCTGGCAAGCCAACCGCACATTGCGGCAAACGGGTATTTCACCTTTTACGACATTGACAGCGTAAAGGATTCCATCCTCATAGGTCATGCTGTCATTTCGTTATATGTTTTGCCTGACGCTTCATGCACAGCTTTTTTGCCTGTAAATTCCTGCCAGCGTTTAATAATCACATCGCAATAATGTGGGGATAGCTCCATCATGTAACCAATTTTTTCTTTTGTTTCACAAGCAATTAAGGTTGATCCAGACCCGCAAAATAAATCAAGCACCGTCTTTGTTTTTGTCCCATATTCATCAAAGCACCATTCGGCCAGCTTGACGGGTTTTTGTGTAGGATGCACACGTTTTTGACCATGTTCTGATTCTTTAATCATTCCGTTCCATGTATGTTTGAAAATCCGCACAGCAGTGTTTAGATTTGTCCAAGCCAATTCAGCGTCAGCAAAATTCCCTGTATTGTTTTTGTCCCAGACAATCCAACATGATGAATTATTGAGATTGTTTGCGTAATAATTGCCGCCCCATATGATTTCAACAGATGCGTTCAATGTTTGAATAACTTTTATTGCATCAATAGCTACATTTATATTTTCGTCACCTGCAACAGGCGCGTAAATTCCAACTTTGGCAAGTTTTTCGCCGCCTACATGATTATTTTTAACAATTGAAATGCCATATGGCGGGTCTGTATAAACCATGTCCACTATTGCGCCATTCATTAGTTTATCAACCGCATTTATGCTTGTGCTATCTCCACACATTAGACGGTGCTTCCCCAACAACCAAACATCCCCTAGCACTGTGATTGGCTGTTCTGGTGGCTCTGGCACTTCATCATCTTCGGTCAAGCCTTCGGTTTTTTCAGGCTCATCCATGATGTTTTCCAATTCCTCCGCATCAAAGCCAAGCAGCGAAATATCAAAATCGCTAGCCTCAAGGTCTTTGATTTCCAGCTTCAGCATTTCCTCATCCCAACCGGCATTTAGCGCCAGCTTGTTATCGGCAATGACATAAGCCCGCTTTTGATTTTCGGTAAGGTGCGCCAAACGAATGCAAGGTACTTCATCTATGCCCAGCTTACGCGCAGCCATAACGCGCCCGTGACCGGCAATGATGCCGTCCTGCTCATCAATAAGCACCGGGTTTACAAACCCAAATTCTTTAATGCTGGCTGCAATCTGAGCAACCTGTGCATCGCTATGTGTTCGGCTGTTCTTTGCGTATGGAATCAGCTTTTCAATCGTGACTTGTTCTATCGTTTCGCTTTTCATGGCCCGTTAAGTAGTTTGGAATATTTACCGGCTTCCGGCTGCTTGCCGCCAGCTAACCGCCCCTTGGGTGTTAAGCCCAATTCGTTCATCAAAGCAACCGCCCGCATCAACGCCTTGTCTCCAACCTTAATAAAAGGGTTTGGGCCAATGGTTGAGCCTTGGTTAAATTTGGTGATAATGCCGCCCTTTTTTACGCCCTTCCAGCATTCAACGTAAATCTCAATTTGTGTCGCCAACGCAGCCAAAACGTGCTTGTCTTGGTCGCTGCCAATACCGTATGTCTGCCAAAGAAAATCGCTGGTTTCCTCAATAAATTTATCCCGGCTCCAAGAATCCGGGTTGTCCAGCCAATCGGCCTTTGGAACCCTTGCGCGAACGTGATCCGGCAAAGGCTCGGCTTTATGCGCCGATTTGGTTCCGTGAACCAGATGCAATTCCGGTGGCAGTCTGTTGGTCATTTTGCGTTTAGGGAAATCCCTTGGGAATTCCCTGCTTGGTTGTTAAGCCCCCTTAATCTTAACTTAAATTCTGGGGAATTGGC